CCAACAACCATATAACCTTCATCTGGCCCGTCATCTGTATAGGCTAAAATACACTTTTGATTCGTAGAATCGTAAGCAGCAGCTAGACTGTTAGAAGCAACAACACCTGACAAAAATGTTGTCGGCGTTCCAAAAGAAATAGACGTTCCGCTTATTGTCGCAACATAGGCCCTGCCAAGGCTTGCCCCATAATCTGTTACAGCAACAAATATCTTCTGAGCATTGGTGTCGTAAGCTAATGCAAAGTCGTTTGTGTTAGATGCTAAAAAGTCTGTGGAAGAACCAAAAGATATACTGGTTCCACTTACCGTACCGACAATTGCAACACCTTGATTCGACGCAGATTGATTCTTATAAAACACAGCAACTTTCTGAGCATTACTGTCGTAGACCACCTCATTAAAGGCGGCGTTCACGCTTGCGTAAACTACGGGTGTTCCCCACGTTGTGCTTGTTCCAGAAAGCGTACCTACAACTGCGGTTCCATAGCTGCTGTTGCTGTTGTCTTGGTAGCAAAAAACAAATTTATTTGCGTTGGTATCATACGTTAGTGATTGATTAAAAAATGCACCATTTATAGTCCCTCCGGGGTAAACAAGAGAGCCATAGCTTATAGATGTTCCGCTGACCGTTCCTACATAGGCTCTTGGGATATTTCCTTCTCTCCCCATAACTACAAACTTACTATTATCTGGATCGTATACTTGAGCTATAGCTTGTGGAGCGCCGCTAGTAATCCAGTAATAATCGTCATTTACTGTAGTGACTAGAGGCGTAGATATATCCGTATTACTTGCCACCCCACCCTTGATCGTAATGTTGCCCGATGCGGTGTCAGAGATCGCTGCGTCTGTTATGCCTATGAAGTCTGGGGCGTTTGTTGAGGCTGGGGAGTAGGTTATCGCTTCCCCTGTTGTATACGTTTGCTGCCAAGAAAAAACCGTTTTGTTCTCTACGGAATGGTAAGCACCGCCAATATAAAAGTTTTGAGTTCCTGAGTCCCAAGTAGTTATATTGCTTGCGGTTATAGTGCTTCCGCTTACTGTGAAATTTACTACTTGGCCATTCCCTGAAGTATTGGCAAAACCAAAAACCATTACGCCCGCGTTAGTGTCTTCCGTCAACGGCGCCGTATTAACCGCACTCATGGCGACGCCATTTGAAACCCAAGTAATAGGCGTTCCATAAGAAACCGATGTGCCAGACAAAGTAGCTGCGATGGCCATTCCGTTGTTTGTACTCGAGTCTTCATAAACTATTATAATTTTACCGCTTAAGGATGAATACGCTAAACTCATGCCGGCAGGTACAATGCTGTCTGAATACTTAGCGGTTGTACCAAAAGATATAGAAGTACCGCTGACTGTTCCAACTATACCGTAGCCTCTGGCGTCACTATCCAATCTATACCCTATAAGAACTTTTTGTGCTACAGCATCATAAGCTATTCCTGTGCCTGTGCTAAGGTTAACCGCCGCCGACGAGTAAATTACTTTTGTGCCAAAGGAAATCGAGGTTCCAGACACCGTACCTACTACTGATGCGCCATATTGTGAATTACTTGCAGAAGGAAAACTAAATACAATTTTTTGTGCGTTGGCGTCATACGCCATACTGCCGCCGTTTTCGTTATTTCCTGAGTCAATTGCAACCGGAGTTCCGAAACTAATAGAAGTACCGCTTACAGTTCCAACGGCTACTTTGAGGCCTGAAGCACTACCTGTCCTAAAGCCGTAGATTACTTTCTGGGCGTTGGCGTCATACACTGCGCCAAAAGTACTATAAATTGGAGTCCCTGTTACTATTGAAACGGGCGTACCAAAAGATATAGAACTTCCGCTAACAGTGCCAACAACACCGTATACGTTATTAGAGCTTGCAAGAAAATAAAAAACTACTATTTTGTTTGCGTTTACATCATAAACTGCTTGGGTGTAATCTGATCTACCCGATTGAAATTCGGTTTCAGTGCCGATAGCTTCGGCGGTTTCCGAGACAGCACTAACAGTACCATCCGAGTTAAGAACAACGGTCTGCCCAGAACTCAGAGTCCCAGACGCTACGAAGTTGACGTTCTTCCCACCACCACCTGCGGGCAGTAGCTCGCTTAGATTACTCATGTTAAGTCCATCATGTTAATTGTGGTTGCGGAGATAGCTTGGCCTACCTTGACCGAGGAGGATGTGGTGCTTAGTGTGCCATCGTTTTGGACGTAGTAATCAGAGCCAATAGTCAGCCCTGTCTGGGCTTCGTTGATGCCGCCCTTGACGTTGATGTCACCAGTAGCGGTGTCGGATATAGCGGCAGAGGCTAGACCAATAAACGCTGATGCCGATAATGTGCCGGGCGTGATGAGCGCACCAGAACCTCTGCTTGAATTGTTTGCGTCATTAAAACAAACGTAGACCAAAGAATTAGTAGAGTCATAAACAGAAAACGGTTCATCTACTGCTGCTGACGGTGACCACACTACCGGCGAAGTAAAAGAAACTGTGTTACCTGATATTGTTGCTTCAACGACCGTTCCTTTATCCGAATTACCAGCATCACGATATGTGATAATCGCTTTCGATGTGTTGGTGTCGAACACAACTTCGTTGTACTCAGATGTGCCTGAACTAGCATATGCGGATGATGTGCCTACAGAGACACCGCTGCTTGTGTCTAAAATAACAGCAGTTCCTTTGCTTGAGTTTCCGTTGTCGCAGTAAACTAAAATAGATTTTTGCAACGATGAAACATATTGAATGCCTGTCCATCGAGGAAGGGCTGACAAAAACTGAGTCTGATCAGCCATAGTAATGCTCGTGCCAGACACCGTTCCGCGCCAAACATATCCTAAATTATTGCCTGCATCTGCATGAGCGCATATTACTTTGTTAGTGCTTGAATCGAATGTTGCGGATATTGAAGCTATTGGAGCGGTAAAAAAATTAGTGCGCGATCCCCAGCTTGTAGATGTGCCTGATACTGTCCCAACGATTGCGCTGCCTTGCCCAGAGTTGTTGTAGTAAATCAAAACAACCTTGTCAGAGTTAGTGTCATAAGTAAGAGCGGGCCTTCTAGTGTTAGCACTCCAATTTGCCGCATTAGATTCAATAACAACTGCGCTGCCAAAACTAATACTTGTACCGCTTACAGTTCCAACTACTGCTGTCGGGTAAGCACTATTATCTATGTCAGAATATACAAATATGACTTTCTGACTGTCAGGGTCATAAATGCAATTCATGTTTTGCTCTAAGCGGTTAGAGCCTGAAAACGTAGCGGCTGTCCCATAAGATATGCTTGTTCCGCTTACTGTTCCCACAGACGCTCGCCCGACATAAGATAAACCGCTGTCGCGCCACATCTGTACAATTTTGCCCGCGTTAGCATCATAAGCCGCAGCAGGGTATCCATCTAAACCTGAGGTTGTAGAGAAAGCAGTAAATGAACCAACAGATGTTCCTGATATTTCACTAACAGTCCCATCACTATTCAGAATAACAGGCTTACCCGAACTCACTGCACCGCTCGCAGTAAACTCGACATTGTTCTGCCCTCCACCGGAGGGTAATAACTCCGATAGATTACTCATTTACACAGTCCATCCTATTGAGGCATCGACGTAAGTCATTACGATCTCTGCAAAGTTCTTATCAAAGGTCAGGTCAGTTGCGCTTGAGGCAATGTTCTCGCCGTTTCTGGCGACTGTAAAACTGGTAGTGGCCGCAGCTCCTGTGCCGTCTTTGATTACCACAGCGTCACCCGCACTGGGAGAAGCAGGCAGGGTAATCGTAATCCCACCAGCAGTAGCTACCACATAGTCTCTGTTTGACGCTGCGTAGCTTGTGCCTTTATGCAGAGGAACAATCGCACCCGAGCCGCCATTAGCGAATGGGAGAACGCCTGAGACGTTAGCGGTTAAACTACAGTAAGTAGTAGAGGTAGAGCCTGTACCGCCGTTGCCTGTGGGCAGTGTGCCGGTAACCTGAGAAGTCAGGTCTACGTTAGCCAGTGTACCGCCGAGAGTTAAGCTGCCTGAGCTAGTGACTGTGCCTGTAAGAGTCAGACCGTTGACTGTACCCGTACCGCTTACGCTGGTGACTGTGCCGTCTCCAACATCAACTTGGCCCAAGGCATCAACAACAGCAGCTCCCGCTCCCGCACCGTCGAGGTAGACAATCTTAGCCGCCCCCGTAGGTATGGTGACGTTAGCGCCGGAGCCTTGTGAGATGTTTATGGACTGACCGCCTGTAGTAGCGTTCTCGATCCACATGACACGAGAGACCGTGTTTGGCCCAATGGTCAGCGTTCTAGTCGCCGTAAGAGTCGCGCTAGATGTAACCTTGAAATACAACGCACGAGCCGGATCAGTCGCGCCATCTGCTACCGTGGTACTAGCGTCAGCGTCAGTAGGAAATCCGTCCTGAGTGTTGTACCCCAGAGCATCACCGATCAGCTCAAGGTTAGTGTTTGTACTCGTACCCCAAGTGCCGCTCTCGTCACCTGTGGCAATCTCTTTTAATCTTAGATTGTTTACATAAGTAGCCATCTATATCTCCAGTGACTATAACGAAGCATCGCCCGTAGCTGCGGGAACGCTGGTTGCATATATCTTGGTGCTTTGTTTCAGAGACAAAGTCTGACCACAATCAGAACAAGTATCAGCCTCTAACTCAGACTCATCAAGATCAAAACCACAATTGGCACAAACTATCTCTATTTCGTGCTTGGGGTCGATCACGCCATCTATGCTCTTAGCTTCATTCACCTTTATCATGCGGCTATCTCCGTCCAAATTGTACCCGTAGTAGGCGTTATCTCTGACCAACTGGTGCCGGGGTTGGGGACTATTTCTCCCCATATCAATACGTTTCCTACTTCTCCAACAGCCTGTACCCCAGTCGGGTACACTTTTGCCGTTCCTGTTTCTGTTGTCGATCCTAGTCCAGTAGTTCCTTGGACCCCTGTAACATTGACCTCTATAACAAGGTCTACTGTGGCCGTTCCTAGCGCCGTCGTACCCTGTACGCCGGTAACATTTACTGTCGCAATACCAGTAACAGTCGGGCTTCCAAGCTCTCCTGTCGCTGCAACTCCTGTGACTTCAACACTAGCTGTTGCTATGGGTCCGGCTACACCTAATGCCGTTGTGCCTTGGACCCCTGTTACCGCGACAATCGCATCTGCTTCTACAGACGCAGTGCCTATCTGGCCAGTCGCTGCGTTGCCTAATACATCAATGGCACCATCGCCATTGGCAACGACATTCCCTAGCGTAGTAGTCGCCTCGACTCCTGTTACAGAGACCGAAGCACCTAAACTCAGTGCCGCTGTGCCTAACGCAGTGGTTCCCTGTACGGAAATACTGCCCTCGCCAAAAGCAAAATCGCCCCATCCTGCGCGACCCCAACCGTCTAAATAGACGATGGCATCCCAAACGGCATAGTTGGCGATACCTGTGGCGCTTACGCCTGTTACAGATACCGTGGCGTTTGCCTGCGCCGTTGCAGTACCAAGTCCTGTAGTACCACTGATACCCGTTACAGCTACCGTAGCTGCACCAGAAACGGCTACACTTCCTACCTGCCCAGTGCCCAAGGGCATAGCTGGGCTATTGTTGCCCCATTCTCCGGCACCCCAAGTGCCGTAGTTCCATCCACCTAATGGGACAACAACGTCAGCCATCTAGCACCTTCTACGCAATACGAATTATCGCGTTGCTAGAGTCCGCAGTCGGGAACACAATAGTAAAATCACCGGCTGTAGACGTCTTGTCTGCGCCAAAATCAAGCACAGCCACGGCCTTGTCAGACTGTGTGCTGTTGTAGATCAACGCGCCACGAGCAGTAATAGTCGCAGTAGACCAAGTAGTATCGTTAAAGTCAGTGAACGCTGTAGTGCCAGAGCTAGTAGGTGCTACCGCAGTCAACGCATTTCCACCCGCAACATAGCCAGTACCAGAAACTTCGTTAGTCACGCTGTAGGCTGTAGTCGTAGCATCCAGAGCTGCAGAGCTGGTGTACAAGGCAATGTACATACTGTCCGCAGTGGTGTCACCACGAGCAACAGTTGTTCCAAATGCGTGTATACCGTTAAGAAGCTCCACTTTGAAGCTCGTACACATTGCTTGAGTAATAGCCATAAGGGGCCTCTCCTATAATTTACGGATTATGTTGGCCAACTCATTTTGGCCTTGCTTTTCGAGTTCTGCACAAACAGTGGTCCTATCTGATTTGATGGCCTCTTTCATGTAAAACACCAAAACTTCTCTGATTTGCTCTTTAAATACCAGAGCCTGTGCTTTGACCTGCTCATCAGCAGTGTCACTCACAGAAATTAACTTTGCCAGAGCGCGATCTGCTAACTCTTCTGGCGTCCACCCCCGATTACTGGTGGTATGGACATCTACCTTAAAACCGTTGTCAAACGTCGTTTGAACGCCTTGGATCATGGGCCGGGACTCTCTGATTTAATGGGTATCCTAATCATGCCATCACGATATTCGTCACGACGACGGCGACCCTGCTGTTCAATTCCCAGACCTTGAACAGCTTGCTGATAGCTGTTTTCAAAGTACTGCATCATGTCAACAGGACCTTTGGTGTAACTATACGCCTGAATAAGAGTGGCATAAAGCAATGCTTCAGGAGCCTTATTACTTATCCAAGTTGTTGTATTCGTTGAGGAAAGCTGTGCTGGCCTGTAGATGTAACCTAGCTGCACTGAGTAAGTCGTGCTTGGCGTCGGTGCTATACAAAAATTGCTTTCATCCCAAACCGAGTAATACTTTGGTACTCCGGTTTCGGTAAAATCAGGCCAATATTCCTTAATAAAAGAATTGTCCCTGAAGTCTAAAAATATCTGGTCTCCTGCTGCATCAGTAAATATCAGGTATCGATGCGTCAATATGTCCGATGGCATTGTCAAAAAACGGTCGCCACTGGTCATAGAAGCAGTTGATTCTTTTTTAAATACATCGAGGTCGATGTCCCTAAGAATCCTGTTCTCGGCCATTGTGATGAATGTATTAATCACACTGTTAGAGAAGACATTACTGTCCACCTCAGTGTAATTTCTTATGTTTGTCACTAACTCATCGTATGTCATGGCGTCACCACGGTAACATTGCCTATTTCACCTACTCCCTCCACCGCTATCGTAGACGGGGCAGGCTGCATAGAATTTGGTATCGTCTCGAAAGGAGTGTCTCCTCCTGCGTTGTTGACAACGACAGTCAAGGGTTCAGTCCTATCTGGCCTCGGATTGGTTAGTGCTATCGCATCGCCTCTATATTGCAGAGGCTCAATCTGAGGCTCTTTTGGCTCATAGTCTTCTGGACAGACCATGAACCCTTTCCAGTTCTTTTTTAGGTCCAGATAGCGGTATCTTCTACCGCAGTAATCACACAGACCGTAGGAAAATTTACCAGTTGCCGTAGCCATTTCAATACTCTATCTGAGGCACAAAATGGACGCTGGCAGTATCCCTGTCCTCCAGCGCGGCTTTTTGGAAATCTTCCTCATAAATTTGTTTCAAAAGTCCTACTCTGTCCGGCGCATATTTCAGAGAAAGCATGTAGGCCAGACCAGAAGCTAAACAAGGCAAAAACCTGAAGTTCACGTCACTTGTATTAGTGTAGTCACCAGCATCCTGTATCCGTCGAATCCGGTAATAAACCAAGGTGTAGGCTTTGTCAGCTGTCGGATACAAGTACACAGTTGGCGTAGTTGTTCTCTCAACGTAAAACTGCGACGGCCTAGCCTTTGTCAGCTTATTAGGGAGGTCTAAGTACTCTGACCGGCCTATCCTATCTATGCTGATGTCCTGCTGCTGGCCGTTTATCGTGTCTCGTATCACAGCGGAAAGCACGTTTACCGTATCCGCTCCCGGCGCGATTGTAGTGGTGCCGTCAGCCAGTACAGCAGTGGCCTGCTCAATAGTC